CAAACACAGCTAGGGTAAGTTTAAAACCCTGCATCTGTCTTACTTCTTGTGTGTAGTTGGCAAACAATAGATAACTGTTTGTGCCTGATGAGTGTTTGATCTCAACACCAATACAGTTTGCACCGTCGCCACGCATGGTGTCCAATACAATGCAGTCACGTGGAATGGCTCCAGTGCCCATCTGTTCTCTTATCTTGACGTCTGGGGTGCCAAGTAGTTCTGCTTGCAATACCATAGCAACCTGTTGCCAGCCTTCGCCGGCTACCATACAAGTTACTGGTTTATTGAAACGTTTGCCTTCCCACCAATCAGGATATTGACCAGTAAGGTGAATAGCAGTTTCAAAGCAAGTGCTTACTGTTTTACCAATACGGTTAGCAGCAAGGATGCCTCGACGATCACTGGATCCAGTTTTAAAGAAACGTTTTTGATGTTCAAATGGTCTAAAGTATTTCAGCTGATTATACTTCATGTCATCAGCAACAACCTCAACGTATTCCTGAAACTTTACTTTCTGATCAAAGGATAGCAAATGTAAAGTATCCGTGGCCAGTCCATGTTTATCACAAACATAACGAATACTTCTTCGCATAAGCAAAGATGGATCTAGCATTTACTTCTCCTCAGCTGTAGGAAAGGCTAATCTAATCTCATTTAATTTATGTGCTGCTTCACTGAGATCACGTATCTCCAATGGGCTTAGACGCCAAGTCATTGGATTAGTAATGTCAACCCCTTCACGCTTGTCTAAGCCCAGGTGCAAACGTTCCATTATCAATCTAAGACAGTGTTCAGTTTGCCCCGGAAATTTCTGCATGAAAGCTTCGCGGTGGACATGATTTACCTTTTGCAGTAATTTAGTATCCTCCGCTTGCTGTTCAGCAACACGTTGTCTTGGAACGTGTAGTGTGCTCATTAGTTAGTGCCCCATGGGTTATCTGTAATGTAGTCTTCGGCTACCACAAACTCACGATCAATCCAAACATCCCACTGGTTGGTATTGTTCATGCGTTGACGTTTCATGAAGTTACGCAATTTGGTGCCCAATGGTGTATAGCTGCCGTCTTGTCTACGGATCACTTGTTCACCAGTGCGTGGGTCAACCCAAATGTATTTCTCAGGAACCATCTTACCATACTTGTTAAGTTTCTCACCAACAGCACGTTGTGCAATTGGTCCAAGGATTTCATAAGTGATCATACCATTGGCATACTTGCGGAAGCATACGTTACAGTTTTGTTCTTGTGCCTTCCATTCAGGATCAGGATGTGGGAATAAGTTAGTGTCAAACTTATTAACTTGTGGACCAGCAGATACAATATCATGTGAGCGTGGTGGCACATCTTTTAAAGGCTCTACTGGAATAATCTCATTGCGGTCTAAGTATGGGTTGTCATTGCTTAGAAACTGTGAATCAACTTCTACTCCATTGAGCACGTCCATTGCCAATTGATACTTTAACTTGTTTGCACGACCTTTTAAGTTCAATGCAATACCAGTTTGATCGTATACAAACTTTTGTAGTTCAGTTGCTGTTGGGAAGTCTGTCATTAGACCATCAAGGTCAAAGCCAGAATCAGTTGGTGTTGGGAGTTTTGGTTTTGGGGCATCTAGTTGCTTAGATTCTTTTACCTTAGACTTTACTGCTTCAACTGTTGTGTCAATTGTTGGCAGTGTGGTTTCTGATTCAGACTCGCCTAGGTCCCATGTGTCTTCGTTAGACTTGTTTACTTTTTTCATTTCATTTCCTTAAAATAGAATATGGGAACTGTTAAGGACAGCTCCCGAACCTTACTCTCAATTTGAGAATTACTTTTTGAATTTGGCTTTAGTGTCTGGACTAATGCCAGTGCCCTTTGGACTGATGTAGTCGTCTTGAGCACGTTCGCCATAGGCTTTGTTAATTGTAGTTGCCAATGGAGCACGAGCAGCTTTGGCTTCCTGGAAGTCACCACGTTTTGCAGGCGTGCCTCGATTTCCAGTGCGTGGGCCTTGTGCAACGTTAACGTTACTTACGGCATGTGGATTTTTTGTAGTTGTTGTCATTGTTTATTTTCCTTAGAATGATCCAATGGCCACTGGTGTGAAGAACACGCTGGTAGCGCCTGTGGCTGTTACAGCCGCCACATATACATTTCCACCGCTGGTCAATGATGCTGGTCCAAAGTTACCTTGGATAGTTAATGATCCATTAGGAGCAATGATTGTTCCACCACCATCAGTTCCAACTGTTGGATGGTCCATTGCTATTGCTGCTGCGTATGTATCGAATACGCCAACGTATGCATAGACTGAACTGGATGCATTTGTTACATGGAATGTTGTTGTATTAGTAACCACGTTACCAACGTTAGCTGTTGTGCCGCCCGCTGGAGTTAGTGCTTTTGTATTTCCTACTACTGTTAATGACATGATTATTTGCTTCCCACATTAATCTTATCTGAGTTACCAAAACCTTTAACTGCGGCGCCGCCATTGATCTTGCCGCCACGTGCTGTTGCAATAGTTTCTTGGTATGGATCTTTAGTAACACCTTTACGTGTCTTTAATGGATCAACACATGGACTGTCATTGCCACGAATGGTCTTAGTTCCATAATTTTCTTTAGGGGTAAAACCTGATTGGTTACCACTCCACTTGTTTCCTGCACGATTGACACCATTGCCTGCCATGCCATCAAAGTCTAGATTTTCTGATTTCATTTTTTATTTCCTTTAATAGCCTTAGGCGGCTTCACCTTTTTAAACCCTGGAACGTCAGATGTTACAGCTCGACGTGATGCTGCACTGCCTGACTTCATAACCATCTTAGTTGGGTTTAGTCGGTAGACACCCTTCTTACCTGGTTTCATATTAGAATCCTTCATGAGCATCAAGTGTATCGTTGTCTTGACTGCGTCTTGGATTAATCGCTCTTGTCATTTTTGTTGGGCCTTTACTAATCTCTGTAGACTTCACTATCTTGGAGTGATAGTGTCGGCTACGTTCAGCACTGTGGTCACTGTGATGAGTATCTTTATGAGATGCATCACGTTTGGTTGCGTATGCAATGGCAACAGCTTGCTTTGGTGGCTTGCCTGCTGCTATCTCTTTACCCACATTCTTTTGGAATGCTTTCTTGCTGGTTGATTTAATTAATGGCATATGATTATTTAGTTTGCGTAATTGTGGTTAACGCTGTCAGAGCTTCAGCAAATGCTGCTTTCTTGGCAGCAATAGCGTCTTCACTGTCTACGATCTCAACTTCAGCTTTGTCAGCAACTACTTTGCTGAGAAACAGTTTATCGTATTGAAAGCGAAGATTAGTATCTCCGCTGTTGAGAGTATCAACATAGTTAGAGATCAGTTGTTCAGCATAAGGTTTACCCAAATGCTTTTCAACTTCATCTAAGATAGCTTGTCCAGACAGTTTGTTTAAGCTGCCAGAAGGACGACCGGCGCCAGTTCTAGCTCCACCGCGATTTGATTTTTTCTGAATGTTTTTCATTTCCATATGTTATTTAGCAGGAATTCAACCTCTCGTGCGTTGTCAGTCCAGGCCAGTTGTTGATTGTTGGACCAAACACTCCAATTAATAAAACCATATTCTCTAAATTCGGCCTTTAGCGTATAGCAGACGTTCTTATACACTATATTACGCTTGAAACCCTGTCGAGACTGATGGCGTTGTTTTATTACTGTTTGTTTAAAGTCTAGCATGGGGTTCATATACAATATTTACAGTTGCCGGCTCTATTGCACTTTAGTCACAAAAAAGCCCACTAGTTCAAGTGGGCCATACTGTAAGGTAACTTAGAGATAGCAGGCTAGACTTAATCCTTAAATGCATATGGATACTGTTGTTTATATGCTGCCAATTCCATGCTTTGCTTGTGTGCTGCCATATCCGCAAGGTCTTGTTTATGCTTACGCATTAACTCTGCTTGTTTCAATAGAGTCAGTTGCTTTTGATAGAATTCTTCACGAACTTGTGCTGCTCTAGCAGCGGCACCTAGATCAATTTCGTTGCCGGGATTAAACACATGAGTAAGAGCATATACTATACCAAAACTCACAGCAATAAATGCAGCTAAAGCAAGAACAATAATTAAGAATGAAAGCATGATAGTTTCTGTTGTTTGTTTGTATGTGTTAATTATAGCAGTTTTGTCTTTATTGACCAAATGGTCTGTTGTTTTTAGTCACAAAAAAGCCCCGTAATTGGGGCTTGTTTGCAGTTGTTTCTACCCCATGTAGAAACAACACACACTCATCAAATATACAGTAATCTACACTAACTGTCTAGATTGCAGTTGCTCGATTCTTTGATTGCTTTTTTCTCAAGTCTTTTTGCAGCATGAAAGTCACGAACTCGTTTTTTCTGCTGTTCTTTCATTAGTATTGTGCGTTCTTGTGGTTGTTCTACGTTGGCTTTGCATTCGTGTATTTCATTAATTAGTGCTCTACTCAAATGCTTGCCGCAGCCTGGACAGTTAGTAAAGGCTAGACTTACGCCTTTACTGTCGGGGCCTCTTAGTGTGGAATCGTGGTATTCTTCTAGTTCATCTACGTAGGGAACACGAAATCTTCTATAGCGTTTTACTGCGAACCAGCGGTCTTGAAA